CGTGCTTTGTGCACAGAGCGGGAGCCTTGGCTGGGCTTGCAGGTATGGTCTGCGGGTTCGGCGGTCAGCAGGGATGTTGACGCATCCCCGGTGGCCGCTCTCTTTGCATGAAGCCTTCGAATAATTAGCGGGCGCTTCCTGACGCCCGCTTTGCGATCAGGGCGTCGTGCTCCCGGGAGCACTGCTCACCGGCGATCCTGGCTCGGTCATAAGCCTGCGCCAGCTCTCGATTCGTGACGACAGACCGGTCGAGCAGGTCGGAAAGCACCATGGCGGCGCGGAAGGCTGCCTGGCCTCGGGCGATAGCGGCGGTATCCGTGCCGGGGCAACTGACGGTGGCAGCGAGCTTGGCACCTTCGTCGCGCAGCCGCTGGCCAGCAGCATCGGCGCCAGCAGCGCCAGCATCAGCAATCGTTCTTTCTTCATGCGCTTTTACCCTCGCCTCTTGCTGCGCGTCTGCGCTTCGGTGTTCTTCTTGGCGTGCGGATTGTTCGCCGATTACCTCGGCCAAGCGGTCGCCACTGTCCCGTTGCGCTGATACCTGAGCGCCCTTCGCCCGCTCTACCGATAGGCCGTGCTGGTACGCGCCCCAGTGGGACGCCAGAAGCACAAGCACAGTGGCAGCCGTAGCAGGCCAAACACTCATGACAAAGCCCGCCGAATACCCTCATCAATGATCATCGACGGGTACGGGTTGCCGCCGTTCTCGTGGATGATGATGCCGAGCACCATCCCGCGCAGCGTGGCCGGGTCTTTGATGTCGATCGGGTCCGTGGCCCGAACGCCCAGGCGCTTTGCAACTGCAGCGGCGTAGGCCTGGGTGTCGTTCTCGTTGCTCGGCGCCCAGCGGTTGATGGTTTCGAGCACGGTGTCGATGCCCATCCCACCTACCCCCGGCATGCCGTCCTTGCCGCGGTAGTTGATGAGCAGCTTGCCCAGGGCGCGGATGCCGTTCTCGGGATGGTCGAAGCGGGCGAAGCGCGGCTTGGATACACCCTCTTCCAGGCCGAGCTGGCCCTGCCAGGCGTTGCGAGGGTTGTAATCGATGTTGCCAGGGTTCTTGTTGCGGACACCGCGTGGTGTGGTCATGTGTTTTCTCCAGGCACAAAAAAACCTGCACTTGGCAGGCGTCGATGTAAATGCAGGCTCTACGGTTTAAGGACCGTGCTTGCCGATTCGGCGAACGCTCGGCGGATCCGCCACTCGTCCATGTAGCGCAGGGTGGCCACCATGCCATCTGGCAGACTGACAGGGCCCCACGAATAGCCGCCGCGCCACTGGTAGCTCTTGCCTGCCTGCAGCCGCATGGCGTTGGCCGGGTTGCGCACACGCTCCCTGTTGATCGCCGTCGTGTACTGCTTGGGTGAGATCCCGCCGCCCCCGATAATCTTTCCGTAGTTCTCGAAGATCTGCGATTCGGCTGCCACGCCATACTTCCGGTCGATCCAGGCAGCCAACTGACCGTTCGCGCTGGTGGTGAGCACCGCCCACGCGTCAGGGTAATCGGCTGGGAGTCCTGAGTTGACCGTACTGTCGAATGGGATCGGCTGCGGGAATTGTCCGCCCAAGTAGAACAGAGTGTCGTTTACACCCGTGGTCACAATCTGGCACGCGTAGTCGGTGTAGATATCCACGTCCTCCAGCGCCATGATTTCGGCATGCACGCCAGACACACCAGGCATGAAGTCGACCTGGAAGGCCTGTAGCACGGGGTAGCGGCCCAGGCTCACGGTGTTGCCAGCCATCAGCTTGTTGACGATGCGGCAAGTGAGCCGGTCAGCCGTGCCACTGGTTGGGCCCGTCAGGGGTACACCGTCGGCCTCAACAACGTAGAGCACAGAGGCTGCGGTGAGCTTGTTGTCTACCCGGTGGTTGCCACCGGTGAATTCGAGATAAGGCCATCCGTCCCCGTTGTTGACAGCATCAAAGATCATAGGCGGCAACCAGTCGGTACCGAATGAGCTGATCGTGCCCCCGTTAAGGATCACCTGGGCGAAGTTGGCCAGGCTGTTCTCGCCATTCGGTCCGAAGACGAAGCCCCGCGTGCCGATACCATCCGGCCAACTCAGGGTCAACTTACCCCCAGCGTCGAGGGTGTAGGAGACGCGCGGCCCCGTCCCGTTGCCTGCGACAGGGAACTCATAGCAGGCCGGGTCGATTACCTGCGAATAGCCGTTCTGTGGGACGAAGTTCATCCCATACTGGTTGCCATATGCCTGCAGCTTGGAGGCGTCCAGCACTAGCTCTATGCGCACATCGCTCTTGGTGTTGATCAGCAGGGTCTGGACGCCAAGTGTACGGTCGATCTTCGGCTGCGGGTCGGCCAGGGCCGAAATGCTGTTGCCGTTGCTAATGACCGAGGCGTCATAGCCGACGATGTCGACTTCCTCTACGATCCAGCCATCGGCAGCCGGCACTACGGCGGCGTTGCCGTTCTGAAAGTAGCGCAGGCCGTAGTACTTTCCAGGCTTAGCGTTGATTACACGAGCATGCAGAATAACAAGGGTCTGCAGTGTGTTCGGCGTAGACACGCCACCACCACGGCTAACCGACCTGAATGGGGCTATCTGCCCGGCGTTAATGGTGATTGAGCTGGTGCTGTCGCTCTTTGCCGGGATGTAGCGGCTCGGGTCAATGATGTAGCTGTAGCCGTTCTGCGCGCTGTTGTTCGCAGCGATTGGCGTACCCAGGGCAGGTAGTTCTGCCGTGTCCAGTGTGATCAGGATGCGTAGGTCGGGGACAACGGTGCTAGACATCACGACAGTCTGGATGCCATCGCGCGTGATCGTAGGAGTGCCTGCGTCCGTGTAGTTGATGACGGTCGTGACCGAGTTCGCAGCGGTAGCGTAATTCTCCTGGTCGATCTCTTCGATGATCCAGCCGTCTGGCTTTGCGGTAGGACCCAGCGAGCTCGAGCGGTTTACGTAATAGGCCAGCCGGTAATACTTCCCAGGCCTGGCTCCAATGATGCAGATGTTAAGGATCGCCTTGCTAAAGGCGGTTGGCTCTGCACTGGTGATACCGTTTCTGGTCATCCTGCGCAGCGGATAAACCTTGCCGCGGTTGATGGTCAGCGAGTTCGTATTCCAGGACAACAGAGAGGAAATTTCGACGGCCACCCCGGCATCGTTACGATACCGCATCTCCGCCTTATCGCCTGCCGCCGAAACAGAGAAGAACCGATTATTGGTGCCTGTTCCGTTCGTCGCAACAAGGCCGTCCGCGACCGTTGTGTACACGCCCATGCTCGCAAGGAATTCGGCATAGATCTTTTTCAACGTCGGCTTGGTGATGCCGTTGATCGTGACGAAGTCAGCATCAGACAGGAACAGGGCATTAGCGTTGGTCACCAGTTCGTGAAACAGCTGACTGTCAGTAGCTACGCTCATAGAAACTCCAGGCGAAAAAAAACCCGCATGAGCGGGCGAGCATTCAATTGATCTGGGCTCCAGGCCAAGACTTGGTGTACCAACGCATAAGCTCGGCAGTTAGAGCTTCGTTCATGACCGGCAAAGGCATCCCAAGGAGCAACTCTGCGAAAGCAGCCTCATCGACAATGGGCAACTCAAACAGCTCCAAGGAGGCCGTGTATCGCCACAGATCGTCACTGACAAACTCTGGGCCTTCGTAGATATCGATGAATCTGGAGCGGGTCGGCTTAAGCCCTAAAGGTGTTCTGATGGGACAAAGAAACCAGTCTGCCCAGCCGATCTCCCATTTACACCACCCCTCAAACAACTTTGCTTCCTCGGTCGACAAGATCCAACTTACTCGCAGGATGGTTGGAACGCTGCCAAACCGGCGACGCTGCATTGCCCTGCCACTCGCCATCGTTGTTCGAACTATTGGGCTGACTGGCTTGAAGCCGTAGCCGTCAGCAACTGGCAACGGAAGACCACCAGGAAGTAACAGCATCCTCAAGCATCCTCGGGAGCAAAATTGTCATCGTCTGCGTAGACGCGAACGTCGTAGTTGATGGCCTCTATTTCCGCCGAGTAATCACCTGGCTCTATTGAGGTCACCAGAACCGGGTAGCACCACCGTGTCGAAATCCCGAACAGCAGGTGAGGCGGCTCAATCTGCTGGGAAAGATCCGGCACAAAGTCGATAGATTGGATCGCGATGCGGTAGTCATCTATTCGATACGCAGCCCACGGACCGCTGATCGAACCGTCTGGCCGGCGCACTGCAAGAACATGTGTCTGCCCTTCGCTCCAAACAAAAGCCTCGCTGCTTTCGATCACTACCGGCCCCTCTCCTGCGGAGAAGCCCGTCATGATTGATGACTGCGCATAGCCAGGAATGTCATCGGCCACCGCGTCATAGTTGAGATAACCGCTGTTCAGCGCGGAGAGCTCAGTACCCCAGCTATAGCTTTTGTTCTGATAGACCTGGGCTCGACGCTGACGCATGCCGTAGCGCCAAGCACGGTCGCGATCTGTGACCCCATCGAGTGTGATTTCCTTGACCGTCTGAAAGGCGTCACCTGGAAGCCTGCACCTCACCGTTTCTTCAGCCCAGGTCCTCTGGTCCCGGTACTTGATGGAAACACCGTCAAAATCGTCAGGCGCAGGCAGGGTGAATGAGCGCTTGAGGGATCCGTTCATGTTCTGCGGCGTGTACATGTTCTTGATCTGGCTGCGCGGCTCATCACGCACCGGAGTAATCCGGCCTCGTTCAAGCGTAAACTCTGCAAATCCAGCTTTGAGAGCATCGTTGAGCGCTTCCTTGACCGTGCCCGCCTCCTCCACTGAAAAGTCGAAGTAGTCCCCGCGGCTGTGCCAAATGGCGCCATACCGCACGAACTCTTCGATATCTACGTCATCATCTGTCGCCCCAACCGACTTCGAAACATAAGACGCCCACGGCGCGATATCGCGGGTAGCCGTTGGCTCCGACCAGGCGCCATTGACCAAGACAGGGAGCTTGCGGGTGGCTATCAGCGACACCTGGCTCTCGGACTGAGCCGAAAGTTTAGTGCCGCCGCGCGCATACACCGCGATCGTGGTGACTCCCTCATAACGCAGCGGGGCTTTATCAATGCGTGCCCTGAGCCCATACCACTGCACACGGTCTTGCTGATTGCTGTCCGACGACTCCTCGCCGATTCGGCGAACCCTCATTTCCCCCCTCATGTAGGTAGGAAAGTTGATGGCCCGGGTGAATGCGATCTGATCTCGACGAGCCGCCTTGAACGTCCAAAAAACGCTTGTCCAGTTCCCGGCGGTGTTTATGTCACGATACTGGGCCTCGACCTTGACGGTTACTTCAACCTGCCGCCCTTTCTTCGAGTAGGCAATCAGGCCAGCGGGAAAGAAGAAGTCCAATTCAACGCGACGGACAACCTCATTCTCCGGGCAGACTGCGAACGATCCGGCCCAGTCGCCTTCAGTTGTGGAAGAGTCCAGCACAACCGATACATCGCTGGTTTGCATGGCGTCGAAGCCCAACCAGTCATCGTCCACTGCACCTGTATCAGTCAATCGAACGACCGTAATCGCCGACGGCCCGTGACTCTCGTCCTCTGGGGTGGCGCTGTCATCCTCCACTGAGTCATCGGAGACTTCCGTTATCCGGTACCGCAGCCCCCTATAGCCAATCGTGGCCAGCAGCAATCCTGGCTGCAGCCCCACCGCCGGAGCGCCACCGTCGTAAGCCATGGTCATGCGGGCGTACTGCCCATCCGTGGCCGCCTCTGTCTTAAAGCCCGTCACGAACGCAGGGCTTGAACCGAGGATGTCAGTGACAGAACCAGTGATAGACAACGGCGAGCCGGTGAATGGCGCGGCCTGCTCTGCAATGCGCAGCCTCCCGGAGGAAGCGTATGCAACCAGACCGGTACCGGACAGTGACGCACTCACCGCCGAAACGAGGCCTGCAAGGTTTGTAACGTTCGTATTCAGAGATACCGGAAAGCTGCTCGCTCCTCGCGATACAGTGAAGCTCAGCGACACCACATCGAAGTTGAAACGAGCAGGCGCCGCGCTTCCGGTGACCATTGACGCGCTACCAGGCACGGCCGGGGTACCGGGCACCTCAGGCTCATAGCTCGCAACAACATAGTTGCCAGCATTGGCGCCAGCGATCTCGATCCGCATGCCGATGAGCGCCTGAAGCATGGGCAGATACGGACCGCTGACAATGGTCGCGCCGCCATCAATCGGGGCAGTGAAGGTATACGGATATGGCAACTCAACGCGCGCTATCATGCCGCTATCCCAGCCAAACGGGAACCAGCCCGCTCCGTCTGGAACGCTCAACACCAGATCGGCAGCCAGCAGAGCATTGCCGCTGAACTGCTGTGCAACTTGGGTGGTGTTGGTGAGGGTAAGGCCGCCAGATCCGGTGTTTGTCGCACCGACTTCGGTCGAGTTATGCCACCACAACCGGGCTGACTCGTCGGCCAGTGACTCACCTGGTCCGTATACCTTGTATCGCGCAGTGCTGCCGAGCGAAGCGAGCGTGGTGTCGCCGATCTTGACGTCCGTGGGATTTATCTCGAACTCTCCGATGCCAACGCACAGCAATAGCTCAACCCACTGTTCCGTCTCGTTGACGAAGTGATGCCGAGGTGGGACCAGATAGTCCGGAAAGATGCGAGTCCTGCCTGCAACCTCGCGTATAACGTCACCCACTTTGACCTGGTTACCCGTGGTCTTGGCCAGGTTCAGATTCTGCCCCGACCGACCCTGATTGCGCGGAGTGGACAACGGCCTTTGGGTCATCATCACCACGCCGACGGCAACCACCGCGGCAACCACAGCCCACAACGCGACCTCCAGCCCGGTTCCCTTCGGCTCTGGATAAATGCGAACGGTATCTTGGGGTGAAAAGTCGGTCTTCGCCCAACGCTCGGGATTGATGAACACACCGTTCAGCTCGACGCTGATAGGCGGCGACTGACGCGGCGTATAGCCTGGAATGTTCTGGAACAGCCACCCTTCAATAGTCATAACCTGATCGGTCTTGTGGCGCTCCAGTGGAGATCCCTCAAGCTTGCTCGGGTAGAATTCGATCACGGTGGTAGCTCACTTTCAGATACTGGTCTTGAAAACGCCGAAGCGGCTTTATGGTTGCCCCGCTGGGCTTCATCTCTAGGCCGTGCAACCGGCCCTCCACCTCGACGATCAGCGCAACATGAATGCAGATGTCGCCCCTCCACACGCAGGCAATAGCTCCTACCTCCGGCCCGCAGCGCTCCATCGCAGATGCCTCAAGGTTTACAGCCCGAGTGAACTCCTTAGGCATGGTGTTGCGCACGTACCCCCAGCTCGGCAACAACGGCAGGCCGTATACCTGGTGGCGCACCAACCGGGTCATTCCCCAGCAATCGAAGCGCGCAGGGCCGCGCCCGCCATCTTCATAGGTGGCGGTGAGATATTGATCGAACATCAGGTGTACCTAAGGCAGGGAACGAAATCTAAGGTGTACTTGCGTCTTGGCCAGGCGAGGTTGACGAAGTCGAAGTAGCCGGCCTGCAGCTGCACGCTGGCCCCTTCCATGAAACCGCTCAGTACGTTCATGCGGTATGGCTTTTCCGCCGGTGCGGACAAGTCGGAAGACAGGAAAATGCGGAAGATCATGGTGATCTTCTCCCTGGCATCCAGCGCTTTATCGATCAGTTGCTGAGCCACGCCAGTCACGTTGTCGATAGCGAAGGTCAGCGATTGGTTACCGCTGTTATCGCGTTTGGGCAGCGCGGCATCGAAGGCGGTCGCCGTGAACGTCGCTAGAACGCCCTCCTCGGTCGTGGCCACTAGATCTTCAAACGCCGAGCAGATGTACACGGGACCAGGCCAGGAGGCGCAGCGAAGCTCAATGGTTGGAATGATCCACGCCTTGCCGCCAGAGGCGTACAGCGTTGCAATTGCGGTCATCGCCCCACCCTTCTCGCTCCATAGTGTTGTTCGTAGGCTTTGGCCAGCGCACCGCCCTGTCGGATGTTCGCCACGCACAGATCAATGATCTGGCGACCATCAGGCCCGGTGGACATCTGCACTTGCCCTGCCCGGCTGGCATCCTCATACAGATTCACCTGGGGTGTCGGCTGGGCCGGAGCTATCCCTGGCGAAGCCACCGGGTCAGCAGCGACCGGCGCCGAGCTGCCAGGACCTCCGACAAAGGCAGCGCGACCGTCACTGATGGCCTCCAGTGTGCCGACGCCGATACGCGCAGTGGCCTCGGCGTCGAAAACGTACTCACCCCGGTGCACCGGTCCAGCTACCTCATCCTTGCGGCCATGCCCCGTATAGCCACCATCCTTGAAGCCGACACCGGCCATGGCCGTCATGCCAACGGCGGATGCCAGTGGCGTCGCTACAGTCAATGCACTAGCCATGGCAGCAGGTGCCAAGGCCGGACCAACAATAGGAATTGCCGCAGTTGAAGCGAACGCAGCAAGACCAGCTTGAAGTGCGGTGGCCTGAGCATTCGCAGCTAGCATGCCTGCTGAGCTTGCCTGCGTAGTTTTGCCGACAAGCAACTGAACCCCCTGGTAAATCAGCCACTGAGCAGCCATATCAGCCAGCGCGTTGAGAACGGACTCTGCAAACCCTCCGAGCATACTGTTCAACGCATCTCCAGCGTCCTCTGCACCAGTAGCAACGTCCGTCATGAAAGTGCTGAGCTCGCCGCGAGCACTGCCTAACGCGCTGTTAGTCAGATCTGCAGCTTGAGCCGAGTAGTTCTGTGCCTCGTCGGCAAAGTTCGCCCATGCTTCACGAACGCCGTTCATCCAGTTGGACTGTTGCTCGTCAATCGCCGCGTAGTAGTTCTGTTGAGCTTGCAGCCTATTGTCGAGCTCCTCCTGGAGGACCTGTGTTTCGCTCGCATACAACTCCGGCTCAATCTGCCCGGTGTTCCGCTGCTCATTCAGGGATTGGATGTCTTCGACATGCTTCTGACGCAATGCCAGCTCAGACCGCATACGGTCGCGGGCCTTGTCCCCCAGGCCGATTCCGGCCAGTTCTTGGGCATAGCCATTTACCGCCGACTGTGTGCCGGCCTGCTGCGCAGCCTTGAAAGCGCTAAGCTTCAGGTCGTCTTCATTGGCCTTCTTGATCTTGTTCAGGGTATCCAGCTCGGCGGCCAACTCAAGCAGGCGCTTTTGCTGCGCTTTCGACAGATTGCCGAGCTTGCCCTCCTGAAGTTCGAAGGAGAGTTTCGCGACTTCCGTGGCGTTCTTCTGCTTGTCACCAGTGGTGTTGATCAGCTCAATCTGGCGCTTGTAGCCTTCCTCCGCTGCCTTGAAATCCGTCAGCTGCTTCTTGGCAGCCTGCTCAGACTTTGATTCCCCCTCGCGCTTGGACTTGTTCGCCTTGTCGTTGGCCTTTTTCTGCGCCTCGATGGCGTTAGCTGCCGACAGGATGGCCTGGCGATCTGTTTCGGTGAGGTCCGCATTCTCGGCGATGTAGCGGTTGGCGATCTTGATCGCGTCATTGTTGTCTTGCAGGCCGCCGAGCTGTTTCTGCAGGGTTTCCAGGTAAGTCTGGCCAGCGCTGCTCATGCCGCTCTTCGCAGCATTGTTCGCTTCGGTCGCGACTGTGTTTTCCTTGGTGACCCCAGTGAGGACACGCAAGGTTTCGGCAATCAGGCCTGAGCGCTGATCAGCATCGCTGACGGCGCCGGCTTGGGTGATCCAGCCCTGCATCGTAGCCGCCGGCAACTGCAGGCGATTACCCACTTCCTTGAGGATCGGGGCAAGGTCGGCACCAGAGGAACGAGCCTCGTTCAGCCGATCGATGATCCCCTGGTACTCGGACAGCTGCTTGTTGTACTGGCCGCCCGAGTCGCGAACAGGTGCTGTCACTGTTGCAGAGCGGATGGCCTGGGCAAGCTCTCCGTAGGCATCCTTGACCTTGTCCGTAGCGTTGATCTGCTCCTGCTGCCATTTCACCAAGCCAGCTTCGCGCTGGTCCTGATTGAGCTTCTGGAAGTCCTCCCGCAGTTGGGATACGGGCTTTTGCATGTCCTCCAGACTAACCCCAGCCTGGTCCGCGTTGTCGCGAAGCAAGAGGAAGCTTGCCGCTGCGGTGCCGGCGATGATTGCCAGCCCCATCGGGCCTCCCAGGCCTGCAAGGAGACCGGCCGAAGCGGCCTTCAAGCCAGACTGAGCGGTTGCTACTGCGGTGGTTGCTGCGGCCTCCTTTGTCCGCGCGGTCGCTAGCTGAATGGACATTTGGGTCTGAACTGCGGTACCTCGCGCCGCAATCGCTTCTCGCTCAGCGAGAATGGTGGCCGTCTGAGCCTTCCGCTGATCTGCTATCGCCGCCTGTAGTGTTGCCTCAGCCTGGGCAACACGTGCGACCCGGTCAGCCCGCGCAGCCTGCACGGCCAGCCCAGTTTTCACAACGTAGTTAGTCAGCGCAGCTGCACCGACGCCGCCCATGGCCACGGCCACAAGGTCCACGTTGTCAGCCAGCGCAATCAGCACGCTTGCAAAGCCTGCGACTATGCCGGTCTGCTCCTCCATGCCGCCCAAGAACGCCTGAATGGCGTTGCTGATGTTTACCATCGCGTCCTGCACGCTGGTGGACATGTCGGCCGCAGCCTTGCGGTTGACCTCCACGGTGCGCAGCAGACCGGTATTGATGTCTTCGAGCGACAGCTTGCCCTGCACGCCGAGCTTTCGGATTTCCTCGGCACTCTTGCCGGTGGCGGTGGCAATCGCAGTGACGATGGTCGGCATGGCGTCCTGAATGGACACCCAGCCATCCGCCTCGACCTTTCCTGTCTGCAGCGCCTTCGAATAAGCACCCAGCGCAGACCCGGCTTTATCAGCAGCTGCAGCGTTGGTCACCAGCAGAAAGCTGAAGCTGTCGGTGATATCCAAAGTCTCCTGGGTGTTGAAGCCCAGGCTACGCATAACGTCTGCAGTGCGGATATACAGCTCTTGGGCCTCTGCCAGAGGCCGGTAGGTTTCCTGCGCAGTTTGTAGCAGGTGATCCTGAACCAGCTGGTACCCACTTGCGCTACCAGCTGCAGCCTTCATCCGGTCAGACATTTGCCCGTATGCATCAACCTGCTGGATGATGCTGCCGATCAGACCGGCACCGGCCACTGCCGCGAACGCGCCGCGCATGAGAGTGCCGGCTTGCTGCGCCGCTGCGCCTGCCCGATCAAAAGCTGAATCGACCTTAGCCAGACTCTGGTCAATCGCCTGGGATGACCGCGCGACCAACTGATCCGCACTGGCCAACTCACGACGCAACTGGGCGGTAGTCGCCTCGATCTGGACCAGCATCCCCTGGACTTGTTGGTCGGCCATTCCGGTCTCCGTAAACGAAAAAGCCCGGCACATGGCCGGGCTCGTTGAAAGTTGTCGTGGCTATTTGTAGGGATTTGCCATATCAGTGGTGGTGAAACTAGCAACCTTGCCCGCTGCATCAAGAACAACGCTCAAGCCTTGGTTTTCGTAGCTAGAACCAGCAAAGCCGACTTTCGTGTAGCCCCAGGACAAGACCTGAGTGCCATCAGAGTTTCTTGTCGTGGCAAGCGGCTGCCCGAAACTGCTCAGCAGTTCCTCTTTAGTGGTGACGCCCTGCTTAATTTGATCCAACTGCGCTTGGGTAACCGGTTTACCATAGGTAGTGCATGCTGCCAGTACGCACGCGGCCAGCAGGACAAACAGTCTCTTCATGTGATGGTGCCTCCTTGATGAGCCGAGGAATGTACCATAGAGGCAGATACATTCAGGACCGCGCACGCCCAGTGAGGGCCTGGCGCAGCTTGTCGGCCACAGCCGAGGCGCTGGGTTTCGGCTTGACCCCTTGTGCCTTTCCTTTGCCGAAGGGATTGGTCATCTGCGACCATTCGAGCCGTGCATCAAGTGCCATGAACAACTCAGGAAGCGGCGTGCGCCAAGCAACATCCGGCGCCCAGCCCAACCACCCCGTAGCGATCGAATAAAGCCGGTCAACGTAACTTCCGTCCTCGATGACGCTTACGCCGTCCCGGCTTGATCGTTTCCCGGGTCTTTGCCGCGCGGGTTGTACAGCGCAACCAGGTAGGCGTTCAGCTGTGTCGACACATCGAGAACGCCGTGCTGCCAGACTTGCTCTGGCACTGCCTTGGCGGCTTTCTCGTCAAGGCCGGCGCCGGCCACCAGGATGGCCGCGCAACCTTCGACGCTGAGCGAGTTGATCGCCTGGGAAGCACCGCGCAGGCCGCCAAAGCGGCTCTCGATCGCCCGCACAGCCTTCAGGGTTGGGGTAAGGGTGAACTCTTCATCACCCAGCTTGACGGTAACGGTACCGTGCAGCGTGTTGTTCATTAGGCAGGTCCTTTGAGGCCGGGGCCGAAGCCCCGGGCACTTATGGGGTTACAGGGGCCGGCAGCAGCTCGAGGATTTCCGAGTTGATGCCCAGGGTGATGTTGCGGCGCACTACATTGTCCGCGGCACCGGCAGCCACGGTGTTGTTCATGACCTTTGCCCGGTAGTAGAACGTGGTCGGGCTGATGGCCGGCGAGGCATCAGGGTCGCCGTCATTCAGGGTCACCTTGATGTTGTAGTCACCCTTGCTGCGATCTTTGTGAGCGGTCTTCACCGCGTTCTGGCCGGCGTCACCGTTATCCAGGCCCACAGTGAGGGCCATGTCGCCGGCGTCAGCCGTGCCCTTGTACTTGCGCACACGGCCATCCTCGAGCGACGTGAAGGTCACGCTGCTGAAGGTGTCGCCGAACTCGCCGAGGTCTTCGATTTCACCAACACGCACATAGGTGTCGGCCTCGAACTCGGTTTTGGTGGTCGCACCGGTCTTACTGCCAATAAAGAGGCGGCAGCCGGCGGCTGTATTGAGGTTGTCTTCTGCGGGCATGGGTGATCCTCCAAAGCCACGTTGGATAGAAGCCGCAGCGCGGCCAGTGGGTGATTCAGTGGGTGGTGATCACGCGGACGGTGATCGAGCCCTGGTAGGTGATACCGTCGGCATCCCGCTGAGCGTCGGCCTGCTCGACCCGCACGGAAACCGCGCGTCCCACCTCCAGTGGCAGCCGGCGCTCATCCAGGGCGGCGATGACCTCGCCGTTGATGCGCTTGACTTCGGCCTGCCCGACGGCATCAGACCAGACCGACAGGTAGATCAGACGCGTCTCGCGCTTGCGGCCAGAGATCGGGCTGCTGTTGACCGAGACTTCCCGGTCGATTGACACATACGGCATATCCGCATTCAGCGGCGCGCCATCGTAGATCGGGCAGTTCACCTCGGTCTGGAGCCTGGCGAAGATGGCTTCCTGCAAGGCTAGAGACGGATCAGCCATTGCCTACCCCCTGACTTGCCTTGCGCAGCGTTCGACGCACAGCAGCCTCAATATCGGCCATCACATACTCTCGGTTGACCTGCATTGATGGGCGCAGCCACGGGTGTGCTGGCCGGGCCGGAATGTCCGGATACTTGCCGAAAAAGTGGGTGCCGTCGCTCTTGTTGGTAACGCGTCGGTTGCGATCCCCTGCCCGCTTGCCACCGATGTAGCCCTTGGTTCCATACTCGATGAAGCGCAGGTAGAAGAATCGCCGGTTGTCCCGCTTGCCACGTATCCCGATCTGCGCATCCAGACCGCTGGGCGAGACGTAAACCTTTAGCGCCGCAGCAGCCGCGCCGGTGTCCTTGGGCATCATCTGCCGCTGCGTCTCCAGGATACGATTCGCCGCCTCCAGCATCGCGGGCTGTAGCTCGTTGTCCATGGTCTTGTGAATGTTGCGCAATGTCCGGCGCAGCCGGATATCACCACGGATGCTTGACCGGCGAGCCATGCACTACTCCTTGGCCTGGACAGCCTTCGCTGGCTTCTCGGCCTTTTCGGTAACCTCTTCGGCATAGCCGCGGGCAATGAGGCCTTCGCCATAGGCCTTGTCGACCTCGAACTCTTCGCCCTTCTCCCGCTCACCGGATGCGCCCGTCAACGGGCCTAGTGCTCGAATTTTCATTATTCACCTCATGGGTTAGGTACCGATGAGCAGAGAAGCCTCATCAAGGAGTTTTCGTTGTCCGGCAACACGGCCTCAACCTGGTAGGTGATCCCCCGACGTGTCAGGCGCGATCCTGCGACGATATCTGGGCGGGGCCTGCCGATGATTTCGGCGGTTACAACAGCACTCAGCTTTTCAGCAACCGCAATGACCCGACCGCTTGGGGTGCGAACCTCACCCCACATTTCAGGGCGAGCAGCTGGCAGCCACGTCACTGTGGCGCCCCCGGATCTATTCCTCTCCTCGTGTCGATGAGCCACCTGCAGCCGATGACGCATCGGTCCGGCCCTCATATGCCCCACCCGATACGATGCGGCGTCAGGAGCGCCTTCGAACCTTGCGGCAGTTCGGTGGCAATCGTCCCGATCACAACGTCCTCGCGGTTGGCGTAAAGGTGGCCGAGGATCAGCAAACAGGCAGCCTTGATCTGCTTGTTGCAGACCATGGGAGACTCGCCGGCATCGTCGGCAGCGACAGCTTCATCCAGCGCCTGCTGATCTGCGTAGAAGCGACGGTTCAGATAGTCCATCGCCTGCCCTTCGGCCGCCTCGATCAGGAGCTCCAGGTATTCGTCATCATCATCGGGATCTCGAAGGTGATGCCGGGCGATGGACATGCTGATAACCGGCATCATCTACTCCTTCAGTGGCTCAAGTGATGCCAGCTTTCGCCGCACCAGCTCCTCGGCATGTCGACGCGGCACCGTGTAAGCGGGACCGCTCCGGCGACGCAGTTCCCCTTCGTCCATATAGGACCTCATTGGGTAGATCTGAAGGGTTACAGGATTGAGGCTGACCGCAGCTTCTTCCCCTGTCGCTGGCTCATCGGTGTCACCCCCAGCTTCAGTTGCCATTAACGCGGAGTGACCGCTGCTTTCACCATCGCTTGGTTCAGCGCCGGAGGCGCCGGGTTCGGCAGCCAGCATGACTGCTTCCGACCCCGATTCGGGAATCGGGTCTCGCTGGTCGGCTGGTAGCCCCTGGCCTGCGCCCTCCGCAGGGGTTGGAACCGGCGGGCCACCCGACTCGTCATTGTTTGGCGGGACTAATACACCTTCCGGGATGGGTAAGTTGTCGCCATCAACCTGGCCAGCGCTGGTTTCAGTTGCCGTGGTAGGGTCTTTGTCCTCAACCACGGGAGCGGGTGTTTCCTGTTTACGAGCCATTGGAATACTCCAGTCTGGCCCCATTGCTGGGGCCGCAGAAGGGTTACGGCGTGCCAGTGAGAGGGCCGGTCACAAAGGCTTCGGCGCGATACATGGCAAGAGCCAGGCGCTGCTCGGCGCGAACGGTGACCATGTTGTTTTCGAAATCCTTGTCGTTCTCGGTGGAGATCAGGATTTCGACGTCCATGCGATCGAAGATCTGCGCACCTAGGCCAAACGCGCCAACCAGGAAGTCATCAAGCGGCATGGCCTGAGTGGAAACGACCGGACGGCGCCACAGGGTCGGCTGAGTGTCGCCTTGAGGCTGGCCGATCAAGTAGCGGCCTTGGGCGTCCTTCAACAGCTCGATCATGGCCCAGTCGATCGGGTTGAGCACGATGCCATCGGAAGGAAACTCGGCGAGCTCTGCTTGCAGCAGGGCCAGGCGAAGCCGGTCAATGCGCTGCTCGCCGGCAACCACCACGCCGCCAGGTGGCGCATAAATCTGGGCGGCGGGGACAATGCCGCTGATGTTAGCGCCAGTGCCATTACCGAAGAGCAGTTGCGATTCCTCAGCCAGCTTCAGGCCATAGTAACCACGGGCGTCGATGAAGCTCTTGAGGGCTGGGGCATCGTCGAGGATCTGGCGACTGGCCTTGAACAGGTGCGCCAGGGTGCGCACCGGCGCGTTCTCCAGCTTGAACTTGATGTCGGAATAGGGCTTAGCACCGCCCTCCGCAACTGGTGCGGCATTATTGGTGAAGCCCTCTTCCTGCACGTACTCGACCGAGTTGCTGCCCGTCTGCCCAGGAGCAATCAGATCGCGAATCGTCAATCGACGCTCGGGCATTGCCTGGATGCCATAACGGCGGTCGGGCGCTACCAGGTCGCCAGCAGAACCGGGAACGGAAGTGATTGCCGCGCGCGTCACAGGAATGCGGCGGGAGCCACGGAAAGAGGAATCGACGCCTTCCATTTCCTTGGAGGCGGCCACGATTTCGCCGGCCGACTGCTGACGCTCAGGCTGGTTACGGTCGCGGTTGGCATTTACAAGCTTCTGCTCAGCCTCTTGCAGACGCGCTGAGATCTCGCCCTGCTTGGTCAGCAGCTCGTCAACCTTGGCGCGGGTTTCGGTATTCATTTCACCGGAGGCTTTGATTTGCTTTTCGGTCGCCTCGGCCTGGCTTTTGATCTGGTCGCCAATGCCCTTGAGGCTGGCGTTGAGTTCCTTGACTTGGGCTTCAAAGTCCATGGTCACTTTCCTTTCAGAGAATTGAGGAGATTGGTTGCCGCGCTCAGAGAGGCGGAGAGGTCTGGCGCGACAGCGCTGGGCTTATCGGGCGGGGCAGCGTTATGCGTACCCCCGCCGGCAGCGCGAGGCATGCCGGACTTGAAACTGGCGAACAGTTCACGACGCTCGGAGCGAGGCATGCCGCCCTTGGCCAGGGCTACATCCATGGCCTTGAGTGCATTGGCTTGCGCGGCGTCTTCGGTTTCACGCTCGGTTACCTCAGTGGCCGACAACATCCCAGTAGCCAGACCAAGCTCAACTGCACGCTTGCCACGGATGTAGGTTTCGTCGTCCATCAGCTCGGCCATGTCTTCTGTCGATTGGCCGCTGGTCTCGGCATAGAGGTCTGCCATTGCGGCGTCGAACTCCTCCATGTCGTCAGCGATATCGCGCAGGTAGTTGCGATTGCCGGCGAGCCAGGTCCAGCAGTTGTGGATCATGAGGAAGGCGCTGCTGGCCACCTCACGCTTTTTGCCGGCCAGGAAGACAATCGAAGCAGCGCTAGCCGCCATGCCGAGCACCTTGGTGGTGACCTGGTGGCTGTGCTCCTGCAGGCGGTTGTAGATAGCAATGCCTTCGAACATGTCGCCGCCTGGCGAGTTGATGTAGACGGTGACATCTCGCTCGCCGATGGCCCGCAGGGCGGCATCGATACGTTTCAGCGTGATGCCTTCGCCATACCAGTCCTCGCCGATCACTCCGTATACAGTGATGGTGTCCGAAGTATTCTCGACGGCCGCCTGGATCGCGGGATTCCATTTTTCGAGCGCGCGCGGGCTCATCTCGCTGCGCAGGCCGCGAGACTGGATCTTGTGCTTCATGGATTGCTCCCGTGATTTACTTTTCCGGCTGTTGGAGCCAGTTCATCAGTGCGGCCCGTGCGGCCTGGCTATCGTTTTGCTTGCCCAGCTGGTCAAGTGGCACCAGGTTGGATTGCACGGTCAGTACATCGCCACCCGGCATGCTCGGAAGGTTTTCTTTCCGCCGGCCCTCGTTTCGGGTCATGTAGCCGTTCTGCCCCATCGTGCTGAGATAGGCAGCGCGACCGGCGCTGTCCGCACGCAGGAATGCTTCAAGTGAGTACTCTGCGTAGAACTTGATCCGGTCAACAGCCGTCATGCACCACTTGTTCACGCACTGCTCAATCGGCGCCGTGAAGGACATGATGCAGTAGGTGAGGAACGCGATCTGTTGTTGTTCCAGGCCGGTACCCCAGTTACTGCCCTTGTCGGTCTTCATCACCATCCAGGGCGGAACGCCGAACCATCGGCAAATTTCCTCGATGCTATGTCCTCTCGACTCCAGCAACTGCGCATCGGCAGGGTTAATGCCAATCATCTCCGGCTTCACGCCCTGCTCAAGCACTGGGCTCTTGCCAGCATTCAATGCCCCGGAGATTGTCTTCACGTACTCACGAAATTCGACGCGCTGAGCAGGGTTAAGCGTCTTGTCGACCGAAAAAGCGACTGTGGGCATCATGCCGTTGCGGAAGGTGCTGTTGGCGGCATCGTCTGCAGACATCGCAGAACCGAACACATCCGCGCCGTACCGAATAGCAGAAAGCCCGACTCGGCCATCCAGGGTGAAGGCTGGGATGTGCAGCATGTCCTGCCGCTGGATCTCTCGGCGGGCTCCCTTTCGGGGTCTGAAGAAATACCTGAGCCGTCCATCGTCGTCGAATTCAAGATCGACTCTCGACGGCATCAGGAAGTCCAGGGCGATGACGCGCCCAGCAGAGCGATGGATCTCGCAGTAGGCGTTGCCCCACAACAGCATCGAGGCGACAACTGCCTGCCAGAAATGGAAGGCAGCCATGTCTTCGTTGGGGCTGTTGTGCACAACGTCGTACAGCGGGAAATCACGGGCGCTCTCTCGACTACCATCGGGCATCCGCCGGTAGATGCTCAACGGCAAGCCGGCTACCGAAGTCGAGATGATACGGACGCATGCCCACACGGTGGACAGGCGCATGGCCTTGTCGACGCTGACTGACTTACCACTACTGGACTGGGCACCGTTAAAGGCACTCCAGGAACCGCCATCCGACAGTTTGATAGTCTTCCCCAGCCACTCACTCATGCTGGCTGAAGGCTTGGTGGCAGCAGCGCCCAATGCCTGGGATAGGGTTTTAATCACTGACAAGCCCTCTGCGGATGAAGCCAGCGATGCAGAAGAAGCTCAGCGATCCGGCCAGCAAAGCCCAGCCGGTACCAGCCAGCATCCAGACCCCGCTGCATGCCAAGCAGAAAGCGACCACTGCGCAGGCGATGAAAATATGAAATGCGTTCATGCGATCAGTGGGTCCCGAATGCCAGCCATGAAGTTGTCCATTCCCCCTCGGCCTTCAGGATTGAGGCTGATCAGAGAAACGGCGTTGAAAGTAGCCATCAGCGGGTCGATCTTTGCTGTGCCCGAAGCCTGCTTGGTGATCAAGAACGCATTGGCCGATGGCACCCCTTTGGCGTTACCGCAAGACCAGGCCATCAACGGTTGGCCGCAGTGCAGGAGCGTGCCTTCGGCAAGCTTGCGCTCTGTCGTCTTGATTGCGCCGGTGAGCTTCCAGCCCTGGGAGATGCCGACGATCTTGTCTTCCTCGACCTCAGCATCCGCCAAGGCATCAAGAACAGAGCCAATCCCTGCAGGGTCGAGACCCACCTTATCCAGAAGACCTGTGGCATTGACCCGGGCCACAATAGCCGCGAACTGCGCTACGTCGTCACCGATACGCTCGACGATGGTGAGGTCACCTGCTTTCTCCAGGTCTCTGAGGCGTGGCGCCTCAGATTTGCGCCGTTCAAGAACAGAAGGATGTGCCCAAGCGTGAGCCCAGTGGAACCACCTGCGGGTACCAGCCTCCCGCCCGATCACTGCTAGCCCGAGCAGGTCATCAAGACCCCCTCCATCACCACCAACATCGACCACCTCGCACCTGGTGAGGATTTCATCAAGGTTCAGCCAAGTAGCAGCTTGAGCCTCCCAAAACTCCGCGCCGACCCATGCGTCCGACATCAGCGCGAGGCCGATCTCGATATTGAGATGCTTGGCTAAAAATCCGCGAAGCTCAGCCTCGCCATCCAGTTCAGCCTGCATGAACAGGCGTTCTAGGGTGGGGCGATCGACCGAGTATTCAATGTTGGGGTTCACCAGATGGAAGTTTTCAGGCTTCCGCGCCTCTCCGCTTTTGATCATCTCCTTCGAGAATTCGTAGATGATCGGCAGGAAGCGGTTGTCGTCGATTCGACCATCCCGCACGCCCCGAGCATAGGTCAGCTTCGACTTGAAAACGCCTGCTGGCGGCTCGTTCGACTGCGTCGTAAGCCAGATGATGAAGCCTTCAGGTCGTGACAGCAGGCCACCGGTAGCCTCTCGGATCATGTCGGCCGCTTTCGGGTTCTTGCCGAACAGCCAGGCTTCGTCGATCAGGACACCAACTGCCTTCTTGCCGCCCACCACGTCGCTATCGGCTGCTACCACTTTCAAGGTCGCGCCAGTCTCGCGATGAGTGATCAATCGCAAGTGTGGCTGCACGTGCAACAACGCTTTCAGCTCGTCGTCGTTGTTGACCATGTCCTTGGCCGGGATGAACGAGTTGTCGGCAATCTCCTTGGTCGGCGCCAGGATGATGAACTCCGCCGAAAGCCGCCAGTTGCGGATCAGTGCAGTCAGCATGATCCCAGCAGCGATCGTAGATTTGCTGTTCTTTTTAGGGATGCAGAGCATCACCTCACGGATGAGGCGCTCACCGGTCTCGCTGTTGTAGCTTCCGAAGATTGCTGCAGCGAACGCCAACACCCATGGCGCGCATGCGGCCTCGATCGTCGGGCTTCCTGGGGCATCGACGATCTTCAGCCCTTTGAACACCTCAAGGCTTGCCTCGGCCTCTTCGGGAAATAACGGCTCGGGGATGATCGACTCACCCGCAGCAAGACACCTCCACCAATCCGGGCACGCTGTTGTCCATTGCATAGGTCAATTCTTCACTACAGAGAGGGGTGGCTTGCCTTGGGAGTACTTGCCTTTACCGACCTGTTTGGCAGCCTCGGCCTTCTGCTCTTTCTTGCCCTGGTCGGCGACCTTGCCGTGCACATAAGGCATCAGCGTCTTTGCCGCTTCCAGTCGCATACGCATGTCGGCGCATTCGGCGTTCATTAGCTCAGTCAGGAAGGCGCGCGGATCGTCGGTCTCGGTTAGCGACAAGTCATCAGCCTGCTGAACCTGCGGCTGTTCAGCTTTAACTTTTCGAGACGGTTTAACCTCGGTGCTGGAAGCCTGCTTTTGCTTCAACCGGCGTCCGACTTCAGCAAGGACATCGGGGTCCTTCGCAAGCTTGGAGCCCGCTTGCGACGCGGTCTTCTCCGAATATCCGGCAGCGATCGCCGCCTCGCGATTTGTGGCACCCGACAGCAAAGCGTCAACAAACCGCCGCTTCTTGTCGGTTAAAGCCATGGTTAACTTTTCCTGAAACGGGAAAAAATATGTACGTGGGGTCGGTGGCGGTCTAGCTAGATGAGAATCCCTAGCTTTTGACCCCCCACCCCTTCGCGGCACGTCATTGGCGTGCTTCTATGTCGCCGGGCGGGGTTTCAGCAATCCGGTGACGTGTCAGCCACCAAGCCCCGCCGCCTCCTCGGCCTGCTTGACGGAGTCGTGGCAAGGCTTGCAGAGGCTCTGCCAGTTGGCCTGATCCCAGAAGAGAATCATGTCTCCACGGTGAGCAACGATGTGGTCGACAATCCTGGCGGCAGTTGTGCGTCCGTTCCGTTCACAGTAGATGCACAGCGGGTTGTCACGCAGGTACTGCTCTCGTGCTTTCTGCCATTGGTAGTCGTAGCCACGTTGAGAGCTGGTCATCCCGCTTCGCCAACTGCCTGGTGTGACCACCTTGACCCGCGAGCCTGCGCTTTCCTTGATGCGCGGGCCCAGTGTCCTGAGCCTGGCCATCAGCGCACCTCGACCCTGATACCGCGCTCTATCCACCTCAGTACACGGCCAAGGTCCAGCTCGCGTCCGGTGATGCGGGTCATAGCCAGGACGCCGGCCAGGTAGTAATTGAGCCACCAGCTCTGTTGGCAGACGATTGTCACAGTCATGCGGGCCATGGCTCACGTTCCCTATCTCTTGTACCAGGTCAATTGGAAACGCCGGGCATCCGCCGGCACCTCGGGAATCGGCCAGCGCAGGCAGTGCATGTGCTTTCGCTCAGGCCTAGTTCGGCTTACTCGAAGCGCCTGCACTAGGTATGCAGATCCGGCTGCGGTGGTTATGAAGTCGCCAACTGCGATGCCCTCGGCGCCATCCACGTACAGCTTGCAAGGCGTGTAAGGCGCCTTGGACATCAGCTGAAAGGATCAGCGGGCTTAGCGATCGAACGCACGAACCACATGAAACCCTGTTGCAGGTTGGTTTTGGCCAGAGCCAAGGCGCGCTGATCAACCCCGTCAATCTGGCCGATCTGCTTGAACAGCTCGCCGGCATCCGCTTCCAGGGCCTTGATCGAGTTCATTCCGTCGATCTCGCTCTGGGAGAGGTCACGGTAGCCGGTGATCTTCTTGTGCTGGTTGTCCATGGTGAGTCCTCATGTGGGCGCGCCACGAAACGGCGCATCAAGGTTTGAGCGCGACTGAGTTACTCGCCGCTCCACCCCATCAACTTGAGCTGAGCATCAATGTGCTCGAGCTCTTTCCTGAAGTGATCTGCAAGTGGATCAACAACAGCAGCCAGCACAGCCGGCTCCTGATAATCACCGGTCAACATCAATGCAACCCCGGATCCACTCAGCACCGTATCCAGGCGCCGTTGCACCTGGTCACGCTTGGAGAACAGGCTGTAGGCGGTGGCAATCTGGTTTCGATTCATTGATCACCCCTGCGCCTTACGAGACAAGAACAGGTCGGAATAGCCGCGAAGCTTTTCCACACCCATGAAGCCGACCATGCCGCCAGCGAAGGTAGCCATACCCTGTGGCAGGCCCATCCATTCGAGCAGCGGCACCAAGGCCAGGGTGATGAGGCCGCACAAGGCACCCTCCAAGAACATCTGCCGCCGAGTGCCGCCGCCGTACACCACCCGAAGGACGGCGATCGCGACTGACAAGCCAGCGGCATACAGCTGAGGCTGATGGGCCAGAACCCAAGTGAGCACAGCGGCCCACAGGCCAGGATCCTTCTCGGGCATGTTTGGCATCTCGGGAAATCCCTCTGTAGAGGGTTCAGGAAAATAGATGGCAACTCCAGACCAAAGCACAATGGATCCGAAGTAAACGGCGTGCTAATAGGGTGAGGTGGCAATCAGCCACTTAACTGGAGCACTAGCAATGGTTTGGAGCAGTAACGACAACAAGAAGTACCGGGGAAAGATCGACCGGATTTTTGTCTCTCTTACCGAATCCTGGGAGGTCGAGTACTTCATCGACCACTACCTGAAGACGAGAAACTGCACCTTGTCCGACGATAATCGGAGCAAGGTAGCGCACAAGCTTGAAGGCGTTCCTGGCAGGGCACCGCATAAGCGTGAAGATGTGAACGCATGGCTTGATAAGGAGTGGAACTTAAAGGCCGTATAACGAAAAAGCCCGGCGGATATGCCGGGCTTTTTCGCCTCACTCCTCAACACGCGCAGGAATGACAGGATGGGGATAATTTCGCTCAGTCGCTCACTGATGTCAACAGTCAATCATGCAGCCTCTTTCATCAGCAGCCCCTCAGCCTCCAATATCACCCGCACCTCTGCCAGCGCGTCGTCAATCATCCCGGCCAGCTTCTCGTTGATGTCCAACCTCCACCGCCGCCGGGTCGACTCCGGCGTAGCATCGAGATCCCAGGTGTTCATGTCGTAGAAGCTGTCCGGCAGGATGATCACATCCTCTTCCAACGCCTCAATGCGTCTTTTCGCGGCCTGCCCGGCGGCAACTGCAGCATTGACTGTGGCCTCGCGGCGCCATGCCGACGCATCCAGGGAGATGTCTACCGACACAGATTGCGGCGCCTTCCGGCGTGCCCCCTTGAGCTTTGGGATGGCCCACGCGGTCACCGCCTTGTAGATGAACAGTGTCGGTGCTGGGCTCGCGATAAGTGGCCGGATCAGCGTGATCGCCTGAACCTTCTTCGCCTTGTTGGTGCTGTACTTGGCGACCAGTGCATCCCAGTGCCTGCCCTTGAGCATGTGGTGTAGGCGCGCCGACACCCAATAATCCACCTGGGTGCGGTCAATGCCGCCCGATCGGCCTCCCAATGAGGCCAAGCAGCCGCCCTCTTCCTCTGCCGACTTGTACAGCTTCTGCCAGGCCTGGGCCTTCGCCGATCCCTTCTCGCCCGCCGCCAGAGCGGCAACTACTGCACCCGAAACGCTGCTGTAAACCATGGTCCTTCCCCCTCAATCCCCGGTGTAGTTGGTGCCGCCGGCGCCGCGCCGGTTGCTTCCCTGATATCCAGCCTCGGGCCCGCCGGCCTGAGGTCTTTTCAATTGCTCGATCTGCCGTGTAGCGGCCTGTAGCCTCATGCTGAGCTGGGTCACCAGTTCATCCAGGGCCAGGGCTTCGCCAGTTGCAGCCGCTACCCAGCCCGAGGCGTTGCAGTGGTCGCATGGCAGTTCGTGAAACACGCCCTTGGTGAGCGCTCTCCCACGGCACAAAGGGCATACATCCAATTCAATTACGGCCTTCTTGAAAGCCGGGCCGTGGCTTTTTCTCATTGGCGGGCACGCCCCTTTTTGGCTCGAAGCCAAGGCCTGGTCGAACTGCTGCGCGGCAGGGCAGCACTGCCAGCCACAATCGGCTTATCGAACTGCGCCAAGCCAAGCAGGCCTCCTTCCCGAGGCGTGACGGGCACGTCCTCGCCGAGGTCCAAGCCGAACCACTCATCGATGATCACCTGCCCGATGATTCGACCATTCACGCCGTAGAGGAAGGCGACGGCTTCGTGCTCGGAAATATTCATTTCGAATCCTCGCTAATTACAAATGCGGTAAGGTCGCTCGACGCCACGCCTGCTGTGGCCTGCGGCGAATTCTGCGAATTTTCAAATAAGGTCTTGGTAAGGCGGTGAATGGCCACGAAGCCAGCCTCATCAAGCCACGCGTGCCACTTCTCCAGCGCAACCCGACGCTGCTGCATGGCTTGGGTGTGGATGTAGGTGCTGGCGATCTTGCCCAGCGTGTGATTTAGCAGCATCTCGCCGATGTGCCCGTCGATACCGAGGTCGGTCCAGGTGCTGCGAGACACCTTGCGTAGGTCGTGGCTGGTCCACTCGCCCTGCCCCAGGCGGGTGAACACGGCACTGGCCTGGGTCTCGCTCAGCGACAGGCCGCGACGGTTCGGGAACAGGTACACACCCTCGTAGCCCTGACCCTGCTGAATCGCCCGGTACCTCACCAGCAGCGCCTCGACCTGGGCAGTCAATGGCAGGCGGTGCTCGGTGCGGGTCTTGGTGTTCGCTGCCGGGATGAACCACTCGGCCGCTGCCAGCGAGATCTCACTCCAGCGCGCCATTCGGGTCTCACCGATCCGGGTGCCGTGGGCCAGCATCATCAGGGCCAGCATGGCGTCGCCCGGGGCCGTTTCGAAGGCCTGGGCCAACTGCTGCATCAGCTCGGGGAGTTGCACGTCGCGCAGGCGGGCTGCCTTGGGCAGGATCTTGGCCTTGGTGAAGTCGTTGAAGCGCATCCCTGCCATCGGGTTGCGGTCGATCAGGCCAAGCTGCTGGGCCTGGCGGAAAGCGGTCAGCAGCAGCGCGAACATCTGCCGCAGGTAGGATAGAGACACTTCGGCCTGGCACGGCCACATCAGCTGCCTGTCCAACGCGTCGGCAGTCACCTCGGCCAAGGCTAGGTCATCGAGCCGCGGCTTCAGGTGCTGGGCGATGGCGGACCGTGCGCCGGCCTTGCGCTTCGCCGACAACGATCGGTCGCGGGCCATGCGGTTACCGTACCAGTCGAGCAGTTGCCCTACGGTGGCCATGCCCGAGGCAATCGGCGCGGTGGCCGGGTCGCGCATCAGGCGCTGACGCAGCGCGGGCAGCTCGGCCAGCACGGCCGCCACGGTCAGGTCGGGCCAACGGGCGATCGGTACCCACTTCTTGCCTCGCACCAGGTGCCAGGTGCCACGCTCTCGGTTGCTCCAGAAGCGAAGGTACAGGCCCGGGTGTCTCGGGTCGCGCAAGTCGCGCACCGACTTGTCTGCGGCCTGCCGGCGCACCTCGGCCTCGCTCAGCTTCACTTCACGGGTCGCGCTCATGCAGCCACCGTGGCGGGCAGCAGCAGATAGGCGCGGATGGCCTCGACGGCGTCGATGTTCCCGCGGCACACGATGGCCAGGTAGTTCTCGTTCGTCAGCAGCTGCAGGAAGGCATCCTGACTGGGCGACACCGGGGCATCGAAGGGCGGCTTGGCCTTGAACTCGATGTACAGCCCGAAGTACCCACCACGCGCCATCGGAAGCACCAGGTCGGGCACGCCAGCTTTGACGCCCTGCCCCTTGAGCTTGGCAGCCACGGCCTTGATTCGGTGCCCGCCGTTCGGCACGTGGTAGATCAGCTTGTACGCCTGCGGGTAGCGCAACTGGAGCTCTTTCATTAGCGCGGCCTGCTCCTGCCCTTCCCTGTCGACGGGCTTGGCGCGAGCCGGTTTGGCCTTGAACGGGCTAGGGGCGGGAGCATTCATGCGACCAGAACCCCCTCGTTGATCAGCGCCGCCTGGGTGCGCATGACACCCTCGGCGTGGTACTGGCGGGCAGTGTCGCGATCCACAGCCTTGCTGCGCCCGTCGCAGGCGTCATGGCAAGCGCTGCAGCACCAGGCGCCTTGCATGTCGTGCGGTTTCTTTCCCACACCGCAGGTGCCGGCCAGGCGGTAGTGAGCGAGGACGGTGGTCTCGGGATTGCCGTTGCACACTCCAGGGATGCGCACCTGGCATTCCCGTCCGCGCGCGGCCTTGGTCAACTTCGTTTGACGCATAGATCAAGCTCCTAGCGGATGGGTTCAACGGCCTGCAAGGCGGGCGCGCATGGCCGCCAGGGCGTTGTTGCCGACCTCTGGCGTCCGACTACCGGAAACCTCGGCGGGAAGTGCCAGCGGCATCTTCTGCAGCGGTTCTGCGGCCATGATTCGGCGGACGGCGATGGTGTAGTTGCGCTCGAACAGCTTCGAGGAGGCATCGGATGGCAGTTTGTTGAGGTTCTCGAAGCCGCACTCCTTGGCCGCGTGCCACACAGCATCGTGGCTCCAGCCCCCCTGGCCAGCCATCGCAGGATGGGCGTTTCGAGTAGCTTCGCGAAATGCGGCCGCCAAGGTTGGGAGGCCAAGCATCTCCGGCGATGGTTGACACCACTCGATGAACTTGCCGGGCGCAGGAATGAACTCACGTCCTGACTGGCGGCAGCGCATCAGGCCGAACTGCAGTTGCTCGGGGGTGTTAATACCTGCCTCGAGGAACGCCGTCAGCCACTGTTGCTTGGCGGCCTTGTACGTGCTCATGTCCGGCCAGGCCTGTTTCCACGCGCTGAAGATGGTGCGCAGATCACGGAACAGCCGATTGATCACTGCAGCAGTTTTGCGATCGAGCTCGGCCTTGATCTCGGCGGGAAGCGTATCCCCAGCAGGAATGTACTGGCCGGTTTGAACTTTGGCCCAAAGGCCATGGGTGATGGTGGCTACCTGATTCATTGGTCATTCCCCCCGTTGAGCCATGACGTGTCGTCATCATCGAAAGTGCTCGATTGCTGCGCGCTCGGTTTTCCGGTGGCGGATCGAGCTGCCCGGGCCAAGTCCAATTTCACCCAGTTGACCAAGGCGGCGAGCCATTGCTTCTCGGTCTGCGCCAAGCCCTTCGCGTCGTGGTGCAGCACGAATCCGGCGATTGCGTTGGAGCCGAAGTTGTCCAGGGTGAGCCCCGAACGGAGTGCATACGCTTTTAGCAGGTCCTGATCCGGCACCCACTCCAGGAACATCTCGAATGGCTCGCGCAGAGAGTGAGTAGATTGGTTAACTGACGTATTGGGTGCAGCTGCTGCACCCCGTTCTGCGTTTTCCTGCACCCCGTTATGCTGTGAAGTGCACCCCGTGCGGTTTGCTGCACCCCGTTCTCTACGAGGTGCAGCAGATGCACCTCGCTTAAGTTGAAGGTCGTACACAGTGGGACGGCGATCACGGCGGTCGATGTAAGCAGCCGCGATAGCCTGGTTTCCAGCGACGATCCAGCCAGCCGCTTCCAGCTCGTCGAGCTTTAGGCGGATGGTGCGCTCGGACAGGCCGGTGTCCTCGGATAGCGTGGCAGCCGACGGGAAGGCGCCGCGGCCATCGCTGCCGGCATAGTTGGCTAGGCAGAGCAGGACGTGACGAGCCGCAGGGTTCTCTAGAGAGGACTTCGGAATAGCCAGGGCCCAGGTCATGGCTTGTACGCTCACAGCGAACCCCCAGCCTTTAATTCAGCAAGACGCGCAAGCCCTTTCGGGGTCACCAGAGGATCAAACGCGGCGCGCTCGATACCTGTTTCAGGGTCAGGTTTCAGGGCTGTCACCTTGTGCTTCATAAGCCCCGAGGTGATGCGAGGCTGATAAGCGATCCATCGCTTCGAGCCCTTGCGGCGGAAGATCCAGCGATTCTGCTCCAGCCAGTCGAACAACTTCGACGGGGCAACCTGCAGCTGCTTGGCCGCATCAGTGATGCAGATGGCCCCGCAAGCAGAAGCCAAACGCTTGATGGCCGCGACTTTCGGGGCTTGTTTCTGGATGACCTGCTGCAGCTGAAGGTTCTGCTCTGCTTGATCGGCAGCCAGTCGCAGCGCCTCAGCGAAGGTTTGGGGGATTCGGACCTGGGCAACTACCCTCGCCTCAAGATCCTGCCACCGGTCGATAATCCTGGCACGCAGTTGGGAGTTGTAACCGGATACCAGCACCAAGGTATCGCGCTGACTCAGCAGGAACTCTGGATAGGATTGGCCGTTTTGTGGATGGGTGTATGGGGTCTCCTCAGATTTGAGGACACCCTCTGCGACCAGGCGTCGTGCATCACGAAGCACGTTGTCATGGCTCTTGCCAGTGAGTTGCGCGATCTCGCGGGTAGACATGAACTGATGCGCCAGTTTTGGCGAATCGCCAACAGCTAACGCAACAAGCTTGGTATTGCTGGCATCGATTGCGGAGTGCATAATCGACCTCGATGTTTGTTGTAGAGAAGCCGCCCTGCCAGGCGGTTTTTTTTCGCCTGCCTTTCCAGTACTGGATGGATCCGCAGGTGTTTCAGTCATCTACTGGCGCAATGCCAGTCCTGTCACACTTCTGGCATTCCTCGGCAGACGGCTTTGCATCAGCCATAAGCTTTCCGTCTGAGAGAACTTGGAGCTGGTACTGGCGAGAGATCGGAACGAGCTCCCCCCACATGGTCACTGCGCTTGGCTGAATACCTAGCGCGTCGGCGAGCTTTTTCTTGCTGCCGAAATGGTTAGCAGCGTCACGCGTTTTCATTGCGCTTCCTCGATGGTGCGTTCGTGAATTTCAGCATGCTGAAAGAACATAGTCAATGACGCCATTCTGCGAACTGCATACTTAAATTCAGTTAACTTAAACTCAGCGCATGGAACGACACGAACGAATAGCCAAAGCCATTGCGGTCAGCGGCATGAGAAAAGGCGAAGTTGCAGCCGCTTGCGGCGTCGCAAACTCAGCCGTAACCCAGTGGATTACAGGCGAAAGCAAAAGCATCAGGCCTGAGAACCTCTTCGCCCTCGCCAAAGCGACTGGGTTCCGAGCGGAGTGGCTGGCGATCGGCGAGGGTCCCGAAGTCGAGGAGACCAATGTCGAGGCCATACCGCAACCCAAGATGTCGTTTCGTTACCCCGTAATAAGCTGGGTGGCAGCCGGCTCATGGGCCGAAGCTGTTGAGCCATTTCCCCCGGGGTTCTCGGACCGCTACGAAGTGTCCGACTACGACTCGAAAGGCGTTGCATTTTGGCTTGAGGTCAAAGGTGACTCAATGACCTCGCCGGTAGGCACCAGCATCACCGAAGGAATGATGATCCTAGTTGATACTGAGGTGGAAGCGATCTCAGGAAAGCTAGTCGTTGCAAAGCTCGCTGACAGCAATGAAGCAACGTTCAAGAAGTTAGTTGAGGATGGCGGAAGGCGATTCTTGAAGCCGCTGAATCCTGCGTATCCAGTCGAGATGTGTGCGGAAGGTTGTCGCATTGTCGGCGTCGTTGTTCGTGCGATGATGAAGCTCTAACCTCTCCTCCCCGCGAAAAGCCTGGCCTAGAGCCGGGCTTTTTTTTGTCCTGGCAGGCTGTACCTGTGCCAATTGTTTACACGTATAGGTGGATTACGCATTGAGGTGACTTGAAAAAATACACGCGGCAAGATAACTGTATGCACATACAGTACAAGGAGTTCCAATGATGCTGCCCCTCGCATTCTCACATTCGCCCTCTCGCTCCTATGAGCGCCTCGGATATCGAATACAGCAGGCCATTTCATCGCCACATGTGCAAAAGCGTCAGTTCGTTGAGCTTACGCCCGCGCCAGAAGAGTCAAGGGCAGATTGGGCCAGGATTCTCGCTGACATCGAGGAAACGACGGGGATAAGGGTTGAGCGCTTGGAATCAGGTGTGATCCGAATCGGGTGGTGTGAATTCACTGAGATTTGATGCCACGGGCCCGCTTTGAGCGGGTCTTTTTTTGCTTGCTAATTTCAGCTTACTGAAAATATTTATTCAGCATGCTTGACCTTGGAATTTCAGCTTGCTTAAATCCCCTCAACGCCGATCACCTCGGCGGGCAGCTCCGGCAGCCACCGCTCTTTACACAACCAGACGTGACCACCTCGACGCACCCAGGCCATTACCTGGGTCGGGACAAGCTAAGTCGTCGACCACGCAGCCTCTGGATAGCTGCCGGACTCCCCTCATGGGAGGACGCCAAACCATGCGAGCCACCTGATGCGTAGCCAGTAGCTGCAGCAGGCAGTGGTGGGGAAACCCGGCGACGAGCATGGCGCGGATCAAAAACCATAGGAGGAACCTGCCAATGAAGCATTAAGTCCAGCCGACAAAACGGGTCGGCAATCCGCGCATACGTGCCCTACTCAGCCGGCCAACGGGCTGCACTCAAGCGCGGAGCAACATGATCCCCAACGACCACCGCCGTATTCAGATTGAAGGCGATGCGAGGGAAGCCCAAGGCCAACGCACCGAGTGCAGAGCTGCCATCTGAGGCGGTGACGCCAGACGATTCCCCGGTGGGCCTCAAGCGGGGCCCATCAGGGGGAATCCACTGGAGAACAAAGCATGCAGATCAACCAACAGAAAACGGTTCAGGTCGACGTAACCGAGCTTCGCCTTCACATCAAGGTGCGCGACGGCTTTGCGGCTGGTCTCCAGGACGCGCAGGGCGACGAGGTGGGCAGTTACGAAGGGTATGTACCTGACTTCTTCCCCGGCGAGCACTACGGCGACTACCTGATCCTGAACATCGACCTGGAAACAGGCCAGATCAAGAACTGGAAGAAGCCGGCAGCCGCCGACATCGAAAAGATGTTGGCCCAAGGCGAAGACGACTGAACAACCAGTGCCACGTCAGCCTGACGAAAACTGCCCGATCTACCTGGTTCCCCATCACCAGGCTGCATCGGTGTGTGATCTGAATGCGCAGGCTGATGCGCAAGCCGCACCTCGCTTGGCAGCTACTGAGGCATATCGAGTCAGGCGCCAATGCGGGAGATCAGCGCCGGACAGACCACACACCGATGCAGCCCATAAAGCGCACGACCGTGCGCTTTACAGCTCGTAACACTCACCACCATCAACCTTAAATCGA